CGTCCCATGCTTTCTTGGTAACGCCGATTGCAATTCCCGCCTCTTGGAACAGCTTGCGAATTGCGTCTGCGCATCGTTCAGTTTGGCCTGCAAATAATCCTAGATTTTTATTTGCAGCTGCCATCAATCCACCAACTCCATTGCCTCCCCCCGCGCTTCCCATCACTTGCGCTCTGCTCTCCAGCACGTCAATACGCTGGCGCTCGGTCATGTTCGCCAAGGTTTGCTTGTGGACGGTTTCGGCCTGCTGCAGTGCGCGGCGAGCATCGTTCACGGTTCGCTGAGCCTCTGCAACCCGTGAGGTGCCCTCGCTGAATCCCATCATGAATTCAGTGAGCACTTTGGCCGCAGCGCGAGCCGGGCCCATCAGACCCTCACTCCAGAGGTTGAGCGCCCTTGATTGCAGAGATTGATTGAACTCAAATTGCTTTAGCGCCAGGGTTTTGCTGTTTTCGTATTGCTGATTATCCAGCTCGATTGCATTGCTTTGCAGGCCTTCATTTATCTGCAGCTGATTTTCTGCAAGGCGAGCCTGCATCCGAATTTGTTCGGCTTCGTATTTGCGGCCGGCAGCTTCTGCGGCTTTGGCGGCTTTTTCGGCGGCTTTGGCGGCATCACCGGACCCAATCGATGCAGCAGAAGCAGCACGCTGAGCGGCAGCAGCATCTATAGCTTGCTGCTGAGCAACAGAAGTACTTGGACGATTTTGACTTGTAACTCTACTTAAGCGATTCTGCATTAACTGAAACAATACATCGTCAACCGGCTGCCTGCGAATCTTTGCAAGCTCTTCGGCTTCCCTTCTTAGCCCAGTTATTCCAACGCCTCCCGCTCCACTGGTGCCTGCAAATAGCTCATTTGCTCCTTGATTGAATACAGCTTGGCTCATTGCCGTCTTGGGCCGCACTCCGGCGGTCAAGACCTGTTGCGCGGTGTAAGCAGTTGGGCTCCTAAATGCAGTTGCTGCTGCATTTATTTCTTTCACTGCATCTGTAAAACCTCTAAGCAGGTTAACCGCCGTGGGGCCAAACACTTTGGCAAGTGTTATCCCCAGGTCCTGCGCTGCGACGTTAAAATCTTTTATTGCTTGCCTTCCTGTGTCAAATTGCTCGTTTAGCTTGCCTAGCTGAGTATCATTTAGCCTGTTTAGTGCTCTTAGGACAATATCAGTCGTAACCTTGCCTTCTGCTGCCAAGTCCTTGAGTGATCCTATCGTTACGCCCATTTCAGCGGCAATCGCCTGCGCAACCAGTGGCGCCTGCTCTCGAATCGACCGCAGTTCTTCCCCTTGAAGAACTCCAGACGCTAGAGCTTGCTTCAGCTGAATAAGTGCAGCGCTTGATTCTTGCGCTGTTGCGCCGCTATTCCTTACCGCTGCGGAAAAGCCTATAAAGGCCTTTTCGATTTCATCCAGCGTTACGCCAGTTGGCCTTAGCGACGCATACAGAGACGCAAAGCTATCCTGAGCTTCAGTATTGCTAATTCTTAAAGTATTTGCAATTCTTGCCGTAGCCTCTTGTGCTTTTTGGTATTCTCCGAACTCACTCGTAAGCGCGCGCAGCCTGACTGCGGCCGATTCGGCGTCTAAGCCAACGCCCACCATGCTTCTGCCTGCGTTGGCAGCCTGCATTGCTACGGCGGCTCCAATGCCGCCCGCAGCGCCAGCAAGGAGAGTTGCAGGGAGGGACAGGCCACGGCTAGCAGCCTTTGCCGTGCCATCCAATCCCTGCAGCTTGGCTTGCAGCCGCTGGATTTCGGCGCCGTACTGCCTGAACTGAACGCCGCCGATCTTCGCCTGTTCCTGCAGCCCGCGCAATGCCGCAACGCTGGTTCTGATCCCGGCAATGGTCCCGTCATTGGCGCGGGCGAGCTGCAGCGTTGCGGTGCGCAGCGCTGTTTTGTCCCGCTTGGTTACCTGCGCGGCCTGGCCCAGATCCTGCAGCGATCGCTTCACCCGATCGATATTCCCGCCGCCCTTCACCTCGGCCGACAGCCGGATGGCGGTATCCAGGCTCATCCGGGCCATGTGTTATCCGATCGCCAGTCCTAGGGTCAGGCTATGGAGGGCGGGCAGCAGAAAGCCCCGGTGGTGGCCAGGGCGTATGGCAGGGTCAGGCTATGCGGCCCGCCGCAAGCCGAAATCCTTGCCCTTGATTTTCACCATTCGACCATCTGCGTGATGCCACACGATGCCTTCAATATCACGGTTGCGCAGATACTCGCGCAGCTCATCAAAAGTGCGCGGGCATCCTTCCTCAATAATGCTGCCGTGACGAATCAAAACATGAGACAAATACTTTTCTGGATTTTTTTGTATTTTCGGTCCACAAAGCTCATAGGTAGTATTTTCCTCAGGATCCGGGAATTGTTCGAGGGCTTCGCGGTAATAAATATCTTCTGGCCCTTGACCCACGGGCACCCATCCCGGCACCTTGCCCGTTACAGGGTCGGGATCCTGCGCAGGCTCGAACCCGATCGGCGGCGTTTTCCCCTTTTTCAGTTCGTAGCGCTTCCACAGGTGACCATTGCGCCATAAGCAGCATGTGCCATCTAGCTTGCGGGTGGCGACGCCTTCGCCGTTGGCCACCCATTCGGCACCTGGCACAAGCTGATCCCGGACAAGGTGATCGCCTCCGTAATTGCGCTGGAACAGGCTGATGGTCTTTTTCATGGCTCATAGCTTGAGCGGGCATCCACACCCTACCGCACCGGAACCCATTTCGCACCCATCACCCCCGCGCCGCCCCCAGATACTCCCGCTCGATCAACCGCAGATCCTCCAGCAGCCACACCCGGTCGCCGCGCTTCACGCCCTCATCCTTGGCGCATTGGATGAACACCCCGTAGTCCAATCCCACAGGGCCATTCATCCCCACCCGCCACTGGGTCTGCAGCTTCAGGAACCACGCCAGCGCTTCGCAGTTCTCCGGCAGGATCCCGAACGTCTTGGGCCGCTGCTCTACCTCAGGCACCTCCAGGCCGAACATGGCTGCAGCGTCGGCCGCATCCTTGCCGTCGTCAGCATCACCCTTCGCGGCGCCAGCGAGGAACAGCGCCGCGTCTACGAGTTTTTTGCGCGGAAGCCTCCTTGCTTGGCGGCGGACTTCTCAGAGGGCTCGCCGAGGCTTTCAAACCAGCTCTTCAGGATCGCCAGGCAGGCGCCCTGCACGCCGTACATCCGGCGCTTGTTGGCCTCAGTAAACTCCACCTCCTCACCATCGGCGCCGGCTACCTTGCTCCAGCCGCAGAGCACCTCATCGCAGATTTCCTCGTAGCCTTGGTCGGAAACGGCCTTGGTGTTGTCGTCGTAGCCATTGGAGGCAGACAGCAATTTCTGCTTATTGTCCAGCACCTCGATGTAGCGCTGGCGCAGATCAAAGCACTCCTGCTCCGGCAGCCGCAGGAACTCGGCATCAAAGGTGAAGACTCTTTTTCGGCCGTTGTCCGGCAGCTCAACGCTTACCGGCCACAGATAGGAATCAGACTGGTCAAGCACGAACATGGCGAATCAGAAGAAAACGAGGCGGGTTTCGTCGTTGCCGGCTGCGGACTTAGGCAGCGCGGTGAATGGGATCTGCAGCGTGCTGACCCCGTCAGAATCAGAGAACGAGAGGTCGCCGCTGATCGCCGCGCGGGGGCAGAAGAAGATGGAGCTTTCGGTAGCCGTCGTGCCCTGCTGCACAACGAACGGGCCATCGCTGGCGCCGCTGTTGTCAGCTGCAGCGGTGAAGAAGTTCTTCGTCGCCACAGGCGGGTTTTCGATCGTGATTGTGCCGTTCGGGTTGGGGCGGTCGGTGATGCGGGCGTGAGGTTCGCAGCCGATCAGCGAGCGGAACACAGTGGACAGGCCCCAGTCGAAGGTGAAGCCTTCGGAGCAGGGGTTGAAGCCCTGGAACCGGATTGCCTTGGTGTGGGTCGGGGTGACGGGCACCGGCTCGGCCTGGTTGCTGTAGACGAATCCTTCAGCGCTCCTAGCGGTGGGGGTGGTGTAGCGGCCGATGCCGGTGATGGTGAACGTGCCGTAGCCGTTCAGGGTGCTGTTGAGGGCCGGACTGCCACGGAATCCATCAATCCGGTGAACGTTGGTGCCGTCCTTCACTGCCACGATGGTGCAGCTGCTGCCGTTGCCGAACGTGCTGATCGGCTGCAGCAGGGACAGTGCGGGGATCTTGTAGCCCACTGCGCCGCCGGTGAACGATGCGGTGGAAGGAACCACTGTCACCTGCCTGGTGGCCCCATCGTGCGCCACGATCACGCCTTTGTGGCCCGTGTTGGCGCCGCTGGTGATCTCGATTGGCAGGCCCAGGTAGGCGTCGCTTGCGGGGTTGCTGCCGCCCAGGTCCGCCAGGGTGAGGGTGTTGGCGCCGCCTGCGGTGGCTGTGCCGGTCAGTTCGGCGAATGCCGAGACGTTCATGCCGGCTGCCTGCAGCAGTGGCGTGAATCGGGGCGCGGTGGCAGCGACACCAGAGCCGCCCCACTCGAAGGTTATCGTTACCGCCACGTGCTCATTGGTCAGCGGCTGGCGGTCGGCGCCGAGGAAGCCCTTGATCAGGGCCCGCTCGACTCGGGTGCCGGTGATCGGGTTGATCTCCAGGCTGACGATCTTCACCGCGTCGGTGTTGGCGATCGAGCTGGCCAGCGTGCCGTAACTGGTTTCGGCCTTCACCAGCGCGAAGCTGTTGCGAATCAGGAGTGCGGTCATCAGTCCTTGGCCTTCGGCGCGGGTTGGGGCTTGGCGGGCTCAGGCTTGGGCGCCTCAGCAGCGGGCACCATCTGGCCACTGGGGA